TAATAGTGGTGATACGGGTGCGATTTCATTGAGAAGTTCTGCTGGTGGCGGCGATCTGTTATTGAGGACATTGTCTACTAATCCGTTAACATTTGCTACTAACAACTCAGAAGCCATGAGAATTGATAGTTCACAAAATTTATTGGTGGGTACTACTAGTACCCCTGCGACATTGACTGGTACATCCACAGAAGTCGGCATTGGGTTTGATGGTTCATCTGGCTACGGCGCATTTGTGCGTGACGGAAGCGTCTCTCTTTATGCAAATCGCCTGACATCGGATGGAACTATCCAAGAGTTCCGTAAAGACGGCACAACTGTAGGTAGTGTTAGTGCTTACTCTTCTAATTTACTTATTGGTACTGGTAACACTAATTTAAGATTTTTTGACAGCAGTAAAATTATTCTGCCAAGAACAGCCTCAAATGGTGCTAGTAATGGCGTTATTGATTTAGGAGACTCAGGCAACCGCTTCAAAGACCTCCACCTCTCGGGTACTGCTTACTCAGGCCACATCCTAGCTGGAGCAACAGCTCAAATAGGCACAGGGTCTAACCTTATAAAAGCAGATGGAGATACTTTAGCTTTAGACGTATACACTTCAACCTCAACTGATGGTCGAGATGTATTTGCTGTACGTTCTGACATAGGTGGTACTGAAGCAAAGGTTGGAGTTATCGAAGCTAACGGAGACTTCCAATCAGCAACGAACTCTTACGGAAGCATTTCAGATCAAAGTGTAAAGCAAGACATTGTTGATGCTAACAGTCAGATGGAAGACGTTAAGAATATTCGTCTTCGTAACTACAGACTAATAGATCATGTTACTGCGTATGGTGATGATGCTAAAGTACACTTAGGTGTTGTAGCTCAAGAACTTGAAGCAGAAAACATGGATGGTCTTGTGTCAGAAAACGCAGATGGCGTTAAGGGCGTTCGTTATTCTGTAATGCTACTAAAGGCTCTTGGCGCATTACAAGAAACCATCACAATGGTTGAAGACTTACAAGCAGAGAACACTCAAATCAAAGCAAGACTAACAGCATTAGAAGGATAACCAAATGCCAAACACACACACATGGTCTATCGCAAACCTAGAAAGAAACACATCTGACAACTCAGTAACAATAGCACACTGGCGTTTAGAAAGCACAGATGGAACAAACACTGCGTCATCATACGGAACTACATCTCATACAGGTGTACCATCCGACGATGATTACATTCCTTACGCTGATCTAACAGAGGCAAACGTATTAGAATGGGTACACGAACAAGTTGTCCAAGCTGATACAGAAGCGGCAAATGATGCTAAGATATCTGAACTTGCAAACCCGACATCCTCAACTGGGATGCCTTGGTAATTTTATTTAAAAGTAAAAGATATATCTTGACAACAGTAACATAACCGTGGTACAATGGCAACAATAGATCAAATTAGACAAGCTGCTGAGAATGACTTAGTAACTTTCATTAAGTTAGTAGCTCCTGAACAAGTCCTTGGACAGTGTCATGAGGATGTATGTAATTGGTGGGGTAATGTAAATGCTAAGTCTCACCAGCTTCTTTTATTTCCTCGTGACCACGGTAAGTCTCGTTTAGTTGCTTACAGAGTTGCCTGGGAATTAACCAAAGACCCAACCCTTCGTATCCTATATATATCAGCTACAGCTAACTTAGCAGAGAAACAATTAGGGTTTATTAAAAGTATTCTAACCTCAGAGATATACAGTAGGTACTGGCCTGACCATGTACATCCTGAAGACGGTAAGAGAACAAGATGGACTAACTCTGAGATTATGTTAGACCATCCTTTAAGGAAAGCAGAGAAAGTACGTGACCCGTCTGTGTTCACTGGTGGTCTTACTACTTCTCTTACAGGGATGCACTGCGATATTGCTGTACTCGATGACATAGTAGTATATGAGAATGCTTACACTGGTGAGGGTCGTAACAAAGTTAAAAGCCAATACTCTCTATTGTCATCCATTGAAGGAGCTGATGCTAGAGAATGGGTGGTAGGTACACGTTACCATCCTGTAGATCTTTACAATGATCTTCTACAAATGGAAGAAGAGTTGTTTGATAACGAAGGAAATAAGATAGGCGAAGAAAACATCTATGAAATCTTTGAACGTCCTGTAGAGGATAGAGGAGATGGAACAGGTGAAATGTTATGGCCTCGTAGTCAACGTAGAGATGGTAAGTGGTTTGGTTTCGACATTAAAGTATTAGCTAAGAAACGTGGGCAGTACTTAGACAAAGGACAGTTTAGAGCACAGTACTACAACGATCCGTCAGACCCTGACAACGTACCAATAGAAAGCAGTAGGTTTCAGTACTACGAACGTAAACTGCTTAAAGAAGAAAATGGTCACTGGTTCTACAAGGATGCTAAGTTAAACGTATTTGCAGCAGTAGACTTTGCATTCAGTTTATCTAAGAAATCTGATTACACAGCCATTGTTGTTGTAGGTGTTGACTCAGACAATAATGTTTACGTACTTGACATAGACCGTTTTCGTACTGACAGAATCACAGACTACTTTGAGCACATACTACAGTTGTCAACTAAGTGGTCATTCCGTAAACTAAGAGCTGAGGTTACAGTAGCTCAACAAGCAATAGTTAAACAACTTAAAGAACTTATCAAACAACACGGACTTGCTATTAGTGTAGACGAGTTCAGACCTAACAAATACCAAGGTAATAAAGAAGAACGTATCTCAGCTACTTTAGAACCTCGTTATGACAACTTACAGATATGGCACTACCGTGGTGGTAACATACAAACTTTAGAAGAAGAACTTCAATCAAGGAACCCACCGCACGACGATATTAAAGATGCTCTTGCTTCAGCTATAGACATTGCTGTCAAACCTTTCAAGAGTGTGCGTAGAGATAAGAGTGCTAATATAGTTTGGGCTAATAATAGATTTAGAGGAGCCTCTTAATGGCTGGTGAAACAATAGAATTAGAATATCTTTTAAGTCCTGACTCAATGGCTGTCGAGGTGTCTAATCGTTGGCGTGAGTGGTCTAACCTACGTCAAACAAAGGTTGAAGAGTGGAAAGAGTTACGTAACTACTTATATGCTACTGACACAAGTACAACTAAGAATGCTATGCTTCCTTGGTCTAACAGTACTACAACTCCTAAGCTAACACAAATCATGGATAACCTCCATGCTAATTACTTTGCTACATTATTTCCACAGTCTAAGTGGATGCGTTTTGAAGCTGAGACAAGAGATGCTAACACTAAAGCTAAACGTAGTGTCATACAAGCATACATGGATAACAAAGTTCGTCAGTCTGACTTTATTAATACAGCCAGTGACTTACTCTATGACTACATTCAATATGGTAATTGCTTTGCTACTGTTACGTGGGAAGACAACTACCAAGTTAAAGAAGCTGGGGACCTCGTTGTAAACTATGTAGGTCCAAAGATTGTACGTGTTTCACCATACGATCTTTGCTTTAACCCTACAGCACCCAGCTTTGAGAAGTCACCTAAGATCCTCAAGTCTATAAAGACTCTTGGAGAGATCCGAAGTATGATAGACAGTGATCCGTCAAAGTCATACATGGAAGGTGTCTTCTCTAAAATGATGGGTGCCAGAGCTGCTGTAAGGGGTTCTGACGCCACATACGATAAAGCTGACGGTTACATAGCTGACGGCTTTACATCCATTCAGCAGTACTATGAGTCGGACTACGTGGAAGTTCTAACCTTCTATGGCGACTACTACGATACTGAGAATGGTGTTCTACTAAAGAATCGTGTCATCACAGTCGTTGATCGTGCATATGTCATGGCTAACGAAGAAGACCCTAGCTGGTTAGGTAGCTCTCCTATCTTCCAAGCTGGATGGCGTCCACGTCCTGACAACTTGTATGCTATGGGACCTTTAGATAACTTGGTTGGTATGCAGTACCGTATTGACCACTTAGAAAACTTGAAGTCAGATGTGTTTGACCAGATAGCTTATCCTATGCTAAAGATCCGTGGTGACGTAGAGGACTTTGACTTTGAACCAGGTGGTCGTGTGTATCTAGGAGAAGAGGGTGATGTAGGTTACATGGCTCCTGATGCTACAGCATTACAGGCTGACTTACAGATCAGACTACTAGAAGACAAAATGGAAGAGATGGCAGGTGCTCCTCGTCAGGCTATGGGTATCCGTACACCAGGTGAGAAGACAGCATTTGAGGTTCAGTCTTTACAGAACTCAGCATCTCGTATCTTTGAACACAAGACTGCACACTTCGAACGTGTGTTCCTTGAGCCAATACTAAATGCTATGCTTGAAGTGTCTCGTCGTTATATGAATATGTCTGACACAATAAGAGTTTTAGATGATGCAACAGGTGCTGTTTTATTCCAGACTATTACTAAGGATGACATTACAGCTAAAGGTAAGATTGTTCCTGTAGGTGCTAGGCACTTTGCTGAACGTGCTAGACGCATACAGAACCTTACCCAGTTATATCAGATCAAGTTGTCAGACCCTACAGTATCTGCTCACTTGTCAGGTAAAGAGTTTGCTCGAATCTTGTCAGAAGAATTGGGTGAACCAGAGTTGTTCTCAGAAAACATTCAAGTATCTGAGCAACTTGAAACACAACAGCAGATGCAAGAAGCTGAAGCTATTAACCAAGAACAATTAATGTTAGCTCAAGAAATGGGAATATAGATATGCCGTATAAAGCAGGTAAAGTTAAACCGTACAGCAACACAACAAAGAAACCTAAGCCTACAAATAAGCCTAAAGCAAAGCCAATGAAAAAGAAGTAATGCAAGCTACTTGGTTAAAAGGTCTTAAAGGACAAGAGAAAGAAAAACGTAAAGCTGAAGTACTAGGTTACAGAAATGCTTTTGATTCTCTTAAAGAAATTCTCGAACATGATTTTAAAAAGAAAGAATCTGTTCGTGATTACGCAGTACCCAATTGGGAACTACGTCAAGTGGCAGTCAACGAGTACAACCAAGTACTTGAAGATCTGCTTAAACTAATAACAATTAATAAGGAATAAAACATGGATGTGTTTTCTGAGAGTGGTCAAACCAATGACACTACTCAACCTGAGATTCAAGCTACTGAGAGTACCCAACCACAGGATTCTTTTGTACAGAAACTCGTAGAGGCAAAGGGAGATAATTGGAAAGACCCTGAAGTATTAGCCAAAGGCAAAATAGAAGCTGATGGATATATTAAAGAACTTGAAGGACAACTCAGTAATATGAGGGAAGATTTAAGTAAACAGGATTATGCCAAAGATCTCTTGGAACAGTTGCAAAATAAGGCCGCAGACCCCATCAATGCGAAGAATGCAATGCCAAACAATGATACTGGTGGCACGTCAGAAGGGAACACCAACCCTAATCTGAGTGAGGAAGACCTGAAGAGCCTCGTTGAACGTACACTAACTGAACGAGATAAAGATTCTGTTGTAAAGCAAAACCTTAATCTTGTTAATGAGGAAATGGAAAAGAGCTACGGCACTGATGCTTCAGCTAAGATCCAAAATAAAGCTAAGGAGCTAGGGCTAACTATAGAACGTATGCAAGAAATTGCTGCTGAGTCACCCAATGCTTTCTTTAACCTTATTGGTGAACCTAAGAAAGACTTTAAACCTATGGTTGAAGGTTCGGTTCGTACAGAAGGTGTCAACATGCAAGCCTCGAATGAACGTGATTGGTCTTACTACCAAAATCTTCGTCGAGATAATCGTAGTCTTTACTATAGCCCAAAAATACAACGACAACTTATGGAAGATAAAAGTCGTTTGGGTAGTAAATTTGGAATCTAATGGAGAATAAAATATGTCTGGTATGAATACAGCAAATTCAACTCTTCTTACTCGCACCGAAGTCTGGTCCAGTGAGCTAAAGGAGATATTAAGAGATGAGATGCAAGCACAACGATACGTTCGTATGCTTGAAGGTTTCCCTGATGGAAACACTTTCCACATCCCATCAATCGGTCAAGCACAAGTCGATAACTATTCTGAAGATAATTCAGTAGAGTACCGTCCACTTGACACAGGTGAGTTTACTTTCTCAGTTGACAAGTATCTGTCATCAGCTACTTACATGACTAAGAAAGCAGAACAAGATACTTTCTATGGTAACGAGTTAATGAGTCGTTTTGTTCCTGAACAAGAACGTGCTATCATGGCTCACTTTGAAACAACAACTATGGCTGCTTCTGAAGCTGGCATTGCTGACAACGGTCAAGCTTTAGTTGATGGTGGTATACACCGTTTCTCAGGTGGTAACTCAGGTAAAATCGAAGTAGAAGATTTTGCGTATGCTCGCATGAAATTGAAAATGGCTAACGTGCCAGATCAAAACATGATTGCTATCGTTGATCCATCTGTTGAGTTTACAATTAACACATTGTCACAACTTTCAGCAGTTACTAACAACCCTAAGTTTGAGGGTATTGTAAGTTCTGGTATTGCTACTGGAATGCGTTTCATTGCTAACGTATATGGTTTTGATGTATACACATCTAACTACTGTGCATCAGCAACTGACACAGCATTAAAAGAACGTGATGACTCAACAACAAATGCGTTTAACTCAACTAACGGTAAAGTTAACTTGTTCTTCTCAGCTGATTCAACTGTGAATCCATTCGTGGGTGCATGGAGACAACAGCCTGAAGTTGATTATGAGTATAACAAAGATTACCAACGTCACGAGTTTGTAACAACTGCTCGTTACGGTGTTAAGTTATACCGCCCTGAAAACATGGTTCGTGTTATCACGACTCCAACAGTATAAGGAGATATATAAATGTCTTACACTAACTCAGATGGCTTATTTGTACTCACTGATGGTGACCAAGGAGCTGTAAAAGAAAACGGTGGAGCTTTAGCTGCAACTAAAGTTCTTGTCGTTGAAATCCCTGATGCAACTAAGCTAGGTACTGCTCAAACAGCACCAACAGCAAACGATGCATTCATTCCAGCTGGATCGTACATTACCTCAGCAAGTCTTGTTGTTACTACAGCATTTACTTCTGGTGGTTCAGGTACACTAGGTCTTGGTTTGTTTACATTAGCTAATGCTGCTATTGATGCCGATGGTATTGATGCTGCGATTGCTAAAGCAGACTTAGCAGCTAATAAAGCTGTAGCTTGTAATGGTGCTTTAGTTGGCGGAACAGCTACTGTAGGTGCAGCCGACGCATACGTTGGTGCACTATACGCAACAGCTGCTTTCACAGCAGGTGCAGGTAAACTTGTTATCGAGTATATCGAAGTATAAATAAAATAAAGTTTGGGGGGCCTGGTGCTCCCCTTACCTCTCTTGGCATAACAAGGAAATTCAAATGGCTAACGTAAACCACTCATCTTTAACTGATCCTCTAATACATGAACCTAAAGGTGTAGCCTCAGCCTCTGTTGGTAAAGTCTACGTAGCTAATGGCTCAGGATCTGGAACATGGACAGCTAAAGAAACACTAGTTGGAGAAACTCTAACAGGTTACATTGACAATATTTCTGCTGCAAGTACAGTTTATCTACCTATTCCTTTTGCTGGCACTATCAGTAAAGTTGTTACAGTTCTTGAAGCTGCTATTAGTAGTGCAAATGCTACACTCACAGTTAAGGACGCCGCAGCCGCATCTATGGGTACTATTACAGTTACTCAATCAGGATCAGCCGCAGGCGATGTAGATACACTTTCTCCCTCTTCTAATAACACGGTGACAGCAGATAGTTTTATTACTATAGCATCAGACGGTGCTTCAACTAACTCAGCAACCCTTCGTTTTGTAGTAGTATTGGATAGATCATAATGAAACGTACCCTCCTAGAAATGGTTCAGTCAATACTTAGTGACATGGACTCAGAAGCTGTCAACTCTATTAGTGACTCCGTTGAAGCTGAACAGGTAGCATCTGTCATACAAGACACATTCTTTAACCTGATTGCAGCACGGGACATACCTGAGCATAGACAGTTAATTAAACTAACAGCATTAGCTGACAGTGATAAACCTACACACTTCAAGTACCCAACAAATACTCGTCAGCTTAGTCGAGTTGATTACAACATAGCAACTACAGGTACTACATACAGAGAGATTACATTTGTTGAGCCTATGGTATTTATAGATCGTATGAACCAAGATACTTCCAGTAGTATTACAGTGACAGATGTTGCAGGTGGGACTACACTATTCATAGGTAATTCTACAAGTCCATCATACTACACAAGTTTTGATGACGAACATATTGTCATGGACTCATATGATGCTGTTGTTGACACAACATTACAGAACAGTAAGTCAAGAGCATTCGGTTATGTGTACCCAACATTTACTATAGAAGATAGTTTTCAACCTGACCTAGATGACACAATGCTTCCTTACATGTTAGCAGAAGCTAAGTCTACTTGCTTCTCACTGTTTAAGTCAGGGTCTGATCCTAAGATTGAACAGTCAGCACGTAGGTTAAAGTCGTTTGTACAGAACGATATGTATAAAACTAAACGAGCTAACAAACGTCCATACTACGGAAGAAATTAATGATTGAATTTATTGAAGACACAGCAAAGCAAAGGTGTGTTTGCAAAACTAATAAACTTAATGCTGACATTATAATACAAAAATCAAATGATGGTTTTATATTCTTTGAGATTAAGTTTACAAAAGGCAGTCCACCAGCAGAGCTTAGTGGTCATTACTCAAGTATACTAAAGGCTAAGGCAGCTGTAGAACACTACTTGAATAACAGGAAAGAAACTCCCACAGTCCGAAGAGACAACTTTAGTAAAGCTAGACAAGAACGGAAAAAACAAGATGGCGCAGAGATTAAGTCAAAAGGTAGTGAACACGTTCATCAAGGGTCTGATAACGGAAGCTGGTGAACTAACATTTCCTGAAGACGCATCCATTGATGAATCTAACTGTCTTCTTGAAAGAGATGGTACACGTCGGCGTAGACTAGCTGTTGAGTTAGAAACAAACAATGTCAACTCTACATTTACAATAAACAATACATTTGTGTTTACAACTGGTAGATGGAAGAATGCATCAGGTGTAGCTGGCTTAGACTTTCTTGTTATACAGGATGGTTCAACTCTACGTTTTTACAATACGACAGCAGAACCTTACTCAGGTAATGAAGAAAGTTTTAGTGTTGATCTTACAGATTACAATTTTGCAGGTAGTGTAGGACCAGGTTTAGCTAAGGTTCAAATGGACACAGTTAACGGTAGTCTTGTTGTTACTTCTGAGGCTATCGAACCGTTTTACGTTGAGTATGATTCGGATGCTAACACAATATCTACTACAAAAATATCTCCTCGTATAAGAGACTTTGAGTGGCTAGGTGACACAGCTTCATATACTTCAGACAAAGCTAATGCAGACACTAATCGTAAGTACGATACTGCTAACTCTGGTTGGTCAGGTACAAAAGGTTCAGCTGCTCTAGCAACTTACCTAGCAGTCGATAGTGACGGTGATGGTGAAGATGACAATAAGTACCCACCCCTTACACATCCTTGGTATTCAGGTAAAGATACATCGGGTGACTTTGATGTAGCTGAGTGGGACAAAGTATTTACAGGGTCTACACTTACAGGTAACGGTAGCTTTATACTCAAGTTCTTTTCTAAGAACCGTAGTTCAGTATCAGGTATTACAGGTATTACAACTGAAAAAGAAAACAGTAGGTTTAAAGCTGTAGCTTCTTTCTCAGGTAGAGTCTTTTATGCTGGCTTGACAAGTTCAAAGAATGCTGGTAAGATACTCTTTAGTAAGTACCTAGATAACATAACAGAAGCTGGTAGGTGTTATCAACAGAACGATCCAACCTCAGAAGAAATAAGTGATTTACTTGATACTGATGGTGGTGTCATATCCATACCTGAAGCATCTAATATACTAAAGCTACATGTATTTGGAAGTTCAATCTTTGTATTTGCTGAGAATGGCGTATGGCAAATCATGGGTGTTGACGGTGTATTTAAAGCAACAGAGTATTCTATATCACAAGTTTCACAGATTGGTATTAATAACCCACAGTCTTTTGTCAGTGTTGAAGGAGTACCTATCTGGTGGTCTAAGCATGGTATACACACACTAGCCTTTGACCAAGTATCAGGACGTGCTCAGGAACAGAACCTTAGCATTGGTACTATACAGTCATTCTTTGAAGCTATAGACGGTAATGCTCGTCAGCAGTGTACAGCAGTATACGATGAGACAAACAAAAGAATACATTGGTTCTACCCTAACAACGGTGAGGCAATATCCAACAAGAAGAATAAAGTATTAACACTTGATACTACGATACAAGCATTCTATCCTTGGACTGTAGCTGATAGTGAAACCAATACTGATTATATTTTAGGAGCTGAGTACTACCCTGGTTTTGGATCTAAGTTTATAGACAATGATGTTATAACATTAGAAGGTGACGATGTAATTACTTCTGGTAATGACGATGTTGTAGTTTCTTCACTAACTGAGTTAGCACAAGCTGATGCTAATATAGTACTTATGGTATTCAATGGTAATACAAGTAAGTTGACAATGGGTCTGTTCTCTGGTACTAACTTCTTAGATTGGGGTAATACTAACTACAGTTCATATGCTGAAGCTGGTTATGACTTCATGGGTGACCTTATACTGAAGAAGAATGCACCATATGTACAAGTTTACTTACGTCCCACAGAGACAGGGTTCTCAGGTAGTGACGTACTAGGTTACACACCAGTTCGTGAGTCATCACTATTGGTGTCATCATATTGGGACTTCCGTACTAACACGTCATCATCACCACAACAGGCATACAGATTAAAGTATACTCCTGTTGTTAACGAGTCCAGCTTAGGCACATGGGACTATCCTGAAAAAGTCGTAACCACACGGCTAAAAATGAGAGGTCATGGTCGCAGTATGCGCCTTAGATTCGAAAGTGAACAAGGTAAAGATTTCGTACTGTTAGGCTTTGGAATACTTAATGCAGCAAATACCCGTTTCTAAAAGTTTAGAGGGAATAAGAGGTTCATGTTTTAGTATAAGGTTAGAGTATAACGAAGAGTTTATTATAGTACACCTACCCACTATAGATAAAATGACAAAAGAAGTCTTCCTAGAAATGAAAACATTATTAGATAACTGGTGGATGTTCTGGAAGACTGTAGGTTACAAAGCTGTATTTGCAGCTGTAGAACCTGAAAGTAAAATGAATAAACTTCTACGTATGTTAAATTTTAAGTATGTAGGAAAAGACAAAGAATACTTTGTTTATCAATTTAAGGAGTAAGACATGGGAGAAGCAGCAGTTATAGGTGCAATATTTACCGCAGTTGGTACTGTGAGTCAAATGAGTGCTCAGAAAAGACAAGCTACGGCACAGAGACAACAGCAACAACTACAGTCTCGTCGTAGTCAACGTCAGGCTGTACGTGAGGCACAGCTACGTAGAGCACAAGCACAAGTACAAGCTGGTGCTTTAGGTGTCACAGGTGGCTCAGGTTTAGCTGGTGGACAGGCTTCTCTGTCATCACAGCTAGGTGGTAGTCTTGGGTTTGCAGGACAAATGTCAGGATTATCTCAAGAGATTAGTATGCAAC